AGGGTTGTCTTTAAAAAACTTTGCCGCAACAGCCCGGGCTTTTTTCATAGATGGTTTCGCTATGTTTGGATCAGGTATCATGTGGAAACCTTCGACGGTTCTTCCGGACCGGTCGGTGTACGTGAACTTGAAACCAAATGATCCAGAACGAAGTGACGGAGAATAGAAGAGACCCTTTTTCTTCATAGTTTCTGTGTAAATAAGACGGCTATCTCTCAAGGGTTTGATCAAAGTTTCGTTAACATTGTTCTGTTCTAACTGATTAATTTTAGCGTCTAGACTCGCCCCGCCGTCTTTGACATCTTGGAAAGTCACGGGGACATAAGATTCCCCGTCCACAGCTTTCCTTTTGATGGCGGCGTTTGCTTCGTTCAATATGGTTTGAATAACAGCTTCTACTTTTTCTATGAAGAGAAAATCGAGTGCGTTTCTGGTTTCACTCAACACTTCACTCAGGATTGTGTCGGGGTCAATTCGGAAAGTCATGTTTCTGCTAACTGATGGATCAGGGTGGACAAGGTCCTGACCAAAGAAATCTGCATCCGTGACCGTTAATGGTTCTTTTAGAATCTTTTGAATTGTGGCTGCATTGGTGATCCCAAGATCCCTGAGATATTTTTCGTTCACCACTGTGTTAGGCTTAAACCGTTCATTCAAGACATGTTGAACCACGTCCATGAAGATATTGTGAATGGCTTTCTCTGGCTCGGTGAGTTTATTCAAGTGTCCTTCACCGGTTCGATCCCGTACACCTTGCAGAACACTACTATATTTATCTTCAATTTTACGAACGGTTTCGGCAACGGCCCGAAGACCGTCGTACTTGCTAAAGAAATCCCACGATGTGTTAACCTTGGAATAGATCCAGTCATATAGAAACTGATAAGTAGACTTCAGGGCTTTCTTACCGGGCTCAATTTTACTCTCCAAGGATTTGATCAGAGGTTCTGCCCCTACGGTAGCGGCACCGGAGGCGTAGATCTTGTTAAGATTCGTGTTGTCAGTCAGAGATTCTGCCCGTGCAATTGATGAGGGTCTGGCCAACTCTCCGGAAGTGAATGCATCAAAGATTTCATCGATGCTCTGGTACTCGGAGTTATTTTTCTTGGCGACCCCGGCCAAGGACTTGAGACCTTTCAAGAGTTTGTCCATGATTCTGCGGATGAAACCCTTTTTCTTTTTTGGTAGACCCACGATTGAGTCGAGACCTTCTGCATAGGCTTTGCCCATGAGCTTGGCCTGTGCCTCAAGTCTCTTCATTTCGGGATCGGTGTACGCTGAGAGATCGATACCGTTCTGTCCGGCAAGTTCCGGGGTGAAGACTTCTCCTAGAATTTTTTGTTCACCCTCGGTGAGAAACATTGTCTGGGCAACGTGGAAGGCTTCCTCGCCAACAAGCATATCCACTGAGGCACCGGGATTATTTTTGACATAGTCCTTGTCTAAGACGATTGCGTCACCGGTGCCCATGGTAAATCCGAGGACTGGTGTAAATTTACTCCCGGTGAATTTGTTGTACATATCTCTGATTCTATTTGCCCCGGCAAACATGACGTTGACCTTGTCCCCGGCGAGCTTACGGATATCATCAGTCAGCTTATCCTGTGCCGCAGATTTTGCCTGAAACTCTGCACCTCTTTCGACTTCGCCACGAACAGCCCTTTTATCGGGGTTGGCACCGATACGATCCAAGTAGGCTGCAGCACGTTCATTACCGATTTTTGCCGCTGTTGCTTGCTGGTCAAGACCCGTGACGATAGATTGTAATTCAGCTTGAGCCTCTTCAGTTACTTTTGTGTCGAATTTACCTGCTTCCTTTAACGTGGGGACCCCAAGAAAGTCTGAGGTTCCTTTGCCGTACAGACGATCCACTTTTCGAGAAAATGCTTTAGGATTGGTGTATGCTTCTAAAATGGATACACCGGGGAGAAGCCCTTCTAATTTCTTTTGTAGTGGGTCAATGGTTTTTTTAACTGCTTCGGGAGCGGTCGTACCTAATTTCGCAATGTCAGCTTCGACTGCACCGACGGGTAATGGGGTCTGTGCTGCTTGATTAAACTTCTGCCTAAATCTTCTGAAAGTTTGATCAGATTTACTGGCAGCAGCTTCCAAACTTGCAGGGGTCACGTCCTCTTCCATCACAACATTCGACGCACCTAATGTGTCTCTGACTTCTGTCTGTTGTTCAGGGGATAGGGATGCTGGAATAATTAATTTTTCTGCGAAGGGGCTAATCTCTGGGAGAAGCGATACAGGACCTGATGCTTCGAGTGGGCCGGGTTCCTCTAATTGAACAGAGGTGCCAAGTCTTTGTTCTACGTTCGCTGACGCTGCTGCAAGAGTACGTACTGTCCCACTTGGGAGAGTGTCTATATGACCTCGTACAGGACTGGTTGCTGTTAAACCCCTGCCAAGCTCAGTACGAGCAGAGGTATCTAATGCTTTTTCCCTGCTTAGGACGTCCCCTGCGGGGTTACCACGTACCTTGAATGGTGCTGTGAGCACAGACATGATAGCACCAGCGGAGCCACCGTACAGGCCCTCTTCAATAGAAGCCATGTCTACAATATCCTGATTAGGGTTGTAGACGTAGTGTTCAATCAGGTTTTGACCAATGGCCTGTAGTGCTTCCTGTGAACCTTCGAGCCCGGCATCTGTTGCGATCTTTTGTGCATACCTTTGAAGAATGCTTGACTCGTCCCTGATTTGTGCAAGTTTTCGGTAGTACTCTGCGTCATCAGGGATAAGACCCTCGGCCCGCTGTTTGGTCAAGGCACCGAGTTTTCCCCCGGATGCTGCTGCAAGGAAACGGGGGGTAAAAGGTAAAAATCTTGTTACCGGTAGTGCATCAGTGAGACCTAAAAGTGCCCCGCCAACGGTGGATATTCTGGCCTCTTCTTCGGTTGCGCCGCCTGCTTGGGCTCGTCTGTTTGCCTCGTCACCTGATGCGGCAGCACCAAGGGCCAGACCAGCGGCCAAGGAAAAACCAGATGCCGCAGCACCAGCCGATATTGAGATTGGGGCTGTTGCTACCGCAGCAGCGCCGGCACCTGCGGCCAGACCCATGCCTGCCATGAATCCGCCGATAGATCCCAAGGCATTGCCGATACCCCCGGCCCATTCATAAGAACGACCGGGCCTGTACTCACGCATACCTTCGTCCATGATGTCGGTACCAATATCTTGGAAATAATTATCAAAGAGTTCGGTACCCAAGATTGCTTCTGGGACAGACTCTGCGCCACTGATCGTGGAGCCTAAGAAGTTATTGAACCCTAGTTTTATACCGTTGACAGCTTCGCCAAACAGGGAGCGGTCGATGGCGAACTGGGTTGGGTCAGCCTGTTGAACTGCTAAATCTATCAGCCTATTCAGTTTATTTCCGACACGTGTTCCGAGAATGTCTGGGTTGATTTTACCACGGACTTCTGCTGCGGCTTCTTCCAAGGTAACATCGTCACCAAAGGTATAGGTTCTATCCAGTTGTGGTATTAGAAGTTCAGACATCTATATGTTATGTCCTTTTATTATTCGTTTAGATTAGCATTCATGATCGGAACATCGTCGGGATAGAATAGATTATCAAGATTAGAGGTTACATCATCATACTCCTGTTGAGCAACGTCTCTATCTGGACCAACGAAAGTTGAATCAGATAATGCTTCCAACAAATCAGACTGACGATTAGCCATGAAGTCTATGACTTCTTGCCTCTGATCTTGATCAAGAGATGCGAAAACAGCCCTAAAGTCCTGATCATTAGCCTTTATAATAGCCTCAAGTTTTCTGTTTTCCAGATCCTCTTTTCTTCTTAGTGCATCGGCTTCTCTTCGAGCCTGAAGAGCAGATAGACCACCCTGACCAAGAGAACCTGCAAGGGTGGAACCGGGGACTGCTCCTGCTGCCATCATACCGAGACCGAGTTCTAGGAGTAGGTCATAGTCAAACCCTCCTGAGCCACTATCGGATGTGTCAGTGTCTGGGTCGGACGTGACCGGGTCTGATGTCGGGTCAACTACTGAGTCTTCAGGATCTCCGGCCATAGCTGCGGCCAGAAGGGGTGTCATTCCTGCATCAGGATCTGAGCTTGGTCCCCCACTTTGTGCGGCTGCTTTTGCTGCTTCGATATCTAATCGCCTTTGCAAAGGGGCTGGTATTCCAGATAACGCATCCTGAACCTGAGAAATAACATTTTCAGGATCATCGTAACTTGTTTCAAGCTGTGTGTTAAGCCAATCAAAAAAGGAACTCCCAGTGTCGTTTTCTTCACGCTCGGCATCTCGTGTCAATGCTTCCTGCCGGTACCTCTCCAGTGCATCTTGGTCGTACAGATTAGCGCCGGTACCTAACTCTTCGACCTCGGTACCATTCTCATATCTTCGGACAGGAACCTCTCCGCCGCCCTTGAAGATGAGGCTGGTGGCGAATCCGCCGGGTCCGAATGCGCCGCCTGATCCTAGAGCACCTAGACCAGCAAGTGCTGCACCGGCCACCTGTCCACCCACGGATGGGGGCTGACCAAATGTGGTTTGTAGGGATGATCCGGGGACCGAGGCACCGGTAAGAAGACTCTGTAAGCCGGATGCCTGCGCCATTGGGTACTGACGCTGTGTCAGGAAGTCCTGATATGCAATATCAAGGGCACCCTGACGTTCAGCACGGTTTCGCTCAGCGGCAAGCTCGGCTTCTTTTAGTCCAGATGTCGTAACGGTCTGTAGTCCTGTTCCTAATGCAGCCATCTGTGGAGCAGCCTGTGATGCCGCAGCACGGTCAAGAGCTAGTTGGGCAAGAGCACTATCGTAGGCCCGCTGTGATCCAGTTGCCTGAATGTCCGCCAGATTCTGCTGGATGTTTCTCTCGGCTTCTGCCTGTTCAAGAGCTGCACGGGAACCACCAAAGGCACCTGCTTTTGTTGCCTGAGAGTCAAGCTGGTTACGCTGGATGTCTCCCTGTCTACGAGCTTCTCTCAGGGCAATGTCGGTGACACCCTGTTGGAACGGGGACATGAATGGGCGTATGTCAGTTCCGGCGAGCTGGGTTGATCCTAGTTTTGACTGGTTAAATGCCTCGGTAAAAAAGGGGGAAGCAATCCCCGAAGTGTCTATGATGCCCTGACGAGCAGCAATCTGATCTGGATCAGAAAGAGCCTGTCGTGGTCCCTGATATGCTTGATAAGGTTCGAAAGCAGTCTCGGTAGCTCTGAGAAGATTAGCCTGATTTAGACGATTGTACCATTGGGGGAAATTAGTCTGACTCTCGACTTTCCCCTGCTCTTCAATTTCTCCCGGACTAAAAAGAGTATCCAGAAATCCCATTATGCTTTCCTTTTTAAGTTTTCTACCAGTTGATAAATAATATCTTGACCAACCTTGTTTGCATCGCCCTCTCGGGCACCGTTCATCATGCCAAGGTTTGTGATAGCCTGTCGGGGAATCACGTACTCCTTGTTTGAAACACGGGCTGGGACAGAGTTAAACGGGTTCTGGAGATTGTCCATCTTACCCGAGATTCCGCCGCCTGCTGCATAGACACGGGTCTTGATAGCATCCTCACGGGGACCACCGGGTCCACGGATCATACCATCGTAGCTCTGGTTACCCATGAGCTTTTTGGATAGGGCTGCAAGGCCACCCTCGTTACCTTTTACCGCATGGGCAGGTACGACGTGGTCACCCTCGACCATGGGGAGTGCGTTTCTGCGTCCACGGACTGAGCCACCCTTGGCAAATGAATAGTCTGGGACCGTCTCAGACATTGGGTAGGTTTTTCTAAATCTAGCTTGCAACTCTTGTACAGCTTCCTCTTGAGTTAAACCCCGAGACTCCATCATGTCTCTTATCACCTCTTCCACTGTTGCGGTTCGTTGAGGATTCTCTTGAAGTAAGCCGGGGAAAGGCCGTTGGGTGTTGCCACCATTCTTAAAACCGTCGGGAGAATTAACCACCTCGACCATTAGATCTAATTGTTCGGGTGTCATGCCCTTCACACGATCCATTGCCTCTCTTCCAGAGAAGCCTTCTCTTGTAAGAATGTCGAATGCAGTCAGCTCTCTCATAGAAAGATTGAATTCGCTATCCGTTTCATAGTCTCTCATAGTATATCGGTATGGCTGAACAAAATCTTCCGTGGGAGTAGACTCGGCAGGAGCTACGGGGGGAGCTAAACGCTCTACTTCAATCTCAGGACGAGCACCATCTGGGATAATATTTAAGGGGCTGTTATCTCTGGGGGGCATTACAAATCTGAATGCCTCGGCATCACCACCGTAGCGGGGAGATCCTGTCTCAGGGGGAATAAGACCACCGGGGATAATGGGTCTACGAGCTTGGGGCTTATCAGGAGCACCGAAAGGATTCTCACTGGCTCCTTTAGAAGCTGTTTCTAACATCATAAGATCCTTGAGCATCTGGCTAAACCGGGCAAGGTCTGTGGATACCGAATCATCTGCTGCGATGTCACGAACACGTTCATCGCCACGAGAGGTGAGGTTTTCACCTACCCTCCCACCTTCTGCAAAAGGTTCGGGGGTCTGCGGCATATTCCCAAGTTTTTTAATAATTTCAGCAAGACTCAAATTAGACATTGAGTCTCCAAACTCTGGGAAAGATTCTCGGTAATCGAACATTGCCTGTTCTGGGGCTACCCCAAATCTTTCAAGGGCTGCACGGGAATCTGATTGACCCAGTGCAATTCTCTGAAGATCAGAGAGATAATTCTGAATATCAGCGGCTTGTCGTAATGCTTCAAGAGGAGGAGGAGGAGCGGCCGCTGCGGCAGCGATAGTTGGTAGTGTCTGTGGGGGTAACTTACGCTTTCTATCATCGCCCGGACCACCGGAACGATCTGCTGTCGTATCCCTTTGTCCCTTTTGATTGGCACGAGAAATACCACGAGAGATACCGGGACCGTAACTTCCCATTCCATCATTACCAAAATTTGAACCGGAATCTTGACTACCGCCTGATAGCCCAGAGCCACCGACATTTCTTCCGCCAAAACGACCATCAGTACCATAACCAGCCATTAATAAATTCCTCCGTTTATCATCCTATAATACCTTTTAGTTTAAGATCCTGCAATAAAGTCCCCAGTGCATTTGCAACAACAGAGACCGAGATTTGACCCGCACTTACATCATATGTTCTATTCACAGATACATTTGAAATAACATAAGGCTCCTGAGAAGCAGCCTCGATATTACTCTGATTATCCCGTAGTTCCAGATTTCTGATAAGCTGGGACCACGCCCCTTGCATCTCAGGGGTTGCACTTCTCGGTGCCCCCGGATATCTGACAAAGAATTTTCCTGATTTGCCTACATCAATAGACATCCTTAGCGTTTCCCATCCGGTACCAGATCAAGTCTGAATGTGCCGAGCCTCCATGAAGTGCCAACAGCACTTGTGGATATCTTGAGGTTTGCCTGTCTTCCCCGGAGTCTGATGTTCTGGAAGCGAGTCGATGCCGAGACAACAAAGGGACCTTTGGATACTGTTGTGGCCGTGGGGTATTGTTTAGCACCCATCAGGATGTTGACCTCGGGGTCGTTGTTGATTCCACCCGGGTCGGTGAGTTCAAAGTCCGGGATAAATTTATCGGCAAACAAGAGATCGTCACCGTCCCCGAGATCGAAGTCACCACTCTGAATAAAGGATTCGTATCCGATTAACTGGTTATCTCCCACGACAGCACTGTAAGTGTCGGCGGGCTCGTTGTTATAAAGATAAGCAACACCAGCCGAGACACCTGTGGTAATAATATTTCCAAAGATGTCCGCCCCATAATCCCATGTTGTCCAGTAGGCATCGCCGAAGACCCAATAGTTTTCCACGGGGCTGTATGAGATATATTTATTACACTCTTGCGAATCAGCAGATGGGTATAGCCACGTAATCTCAGAAAATTCTGCGTTGATACCACAGAATACTTTTTCTTTCTGAGAGAAATTAAAGTCTGAGAAAACATATTTTCTGGCAGATGACGGTAGAACTTGTACCTGACCGTTGAAGACAAAGAAGTTGCTGTCACCCATCCAGTACAAACTACCATTAAAATCTTTTGCTGCATGGGGTGAGATCGAACCACAACCGTCACCAAGAATATCCGTGGCAAAGATATAGGGCTGTCCGACGTAGACCATGCCGTACAGGGCGGAGTCTGTTAGTACAAGGATACCGCCTCTGGAATAGACACCCTGATTGATCTGTGTTCCCCTCTGGATTCGGAAATCACCTGCGGCGTTTGTGACTGTTGGCGTCCATACGTCATAGTCTTCCTGATCAGACCACCTGATCAGCATAGGATCGAAATTACCGGATACGTCATTACAACCCAAGGCAACGACGTGTCTCGATTTTTCTGAGACTATGATACTGTTGACAGACACAGGAGCAGCTGAGACAATTTGTGCCCTTACGTCAGTACCTGATGTTGCATCCCAGAGATAGATTGAGCCTCCACGGGGATTTGCCAGAAGATCCTCTCCAAAGGTGTCCATGCTCCAGTTACGCATACGTAAAGTAATATTTGATGTAGAGGCAGGAGTACCGTATGTTCCCGTGCCGTAGGTGCCAGCGCCCCAGCCGAGACCGTTGGTATTATACTGGGATCCTGACTTTAGTAAGTATTGAAGGGTCACTGTACCAACGTTGGCAGATGTTGCAGCGGCCACGGTTGTGTATGGAAAAGAGAAATGATTAGCGTCTGATGCAGTGGTAATGGTAAACATGGAATTTAGGAAAACGTTGTTGCCGACTGTTGCAGCCATCGAGACAAATGCGATACGGTCACCCGCTACTCTGGTGTGGCCTGTCAGAGATACAAGGATAGATGAAGAACCAACGGAGGTGCTAATCTGGTTGACCAAGGATGTAGTTGAAGTAATAGGCGTAATGTCTGAGACTGAGCCGCCCTCGTAAATTTGAAGTGCATTGTTTGTTCCCCATGCAATATAGTTTGCTTGATTTAGTCCTGACCAAATCTCGATGTCACGAGGAGTTCCTGTCAATTCACCAAGAACTCGTTTGTTCCAACCCCGGATATTTTCAGGGTTGCTATTACGAAACCGGACACGGTTACCGTCATACCAGCCGCCCTCGGCCTCGTATTGTGTATCATCCCTGAGTAGTGTGGGGGCAAATTTAAATTTTGTTGTGATTGTGTCTGTTGACATGTTAGATTATCTCGGAAAATTTAGGAAAACTTGAGATATGATACCCCCAAGAGCAGCGGAGAATCCGGAGATCATCATCAATGTTTTCCAGCCACCTTGTGCTTCTGAGAGAGTAAGAAGAATTTTACGGGTGTCGTTTCGGACGGCACTCAGTTCTTTCTCAAGAAGAACAATCCTAGCCTCCATGTTACCAAGTTCCCTGTCCGTGAAATTAGCCATTATGTTGGACCTATTCGTTTAATCATCCCGGCCACGTCTATCAATCCAGCCGAATGTAGATACATTGAGAGTGTTCGGGTATGAACTGGAAAAACTTCGTGCTCTGACCTGACTAGACGTGTTGGTCCTGACCGGGGGAATAGAACCTGCGATAACGCCACGAGCGCCCGTGCTAGTTGGGGCCGGGTTATCAAAGGCAAGAGAATAAGTACCTGATCCCAAGTTTGGTTCAGTGACCGTCACATCCGCAGTATCAAGAGGACTGATATATACACCGACACGATCATTGAAGCCGGTTCCGGAAACCTTTACGTTAATCCCCAAAAGTGCTTGGGTCTTGATACCCGAAGGTGTGGAAAGACTGAGGGTCTTGGCAGAGGCTGTGACAGTTGCTGCCGAAACATCGATGACCGGGATGTACCAGTTAAAGTTATCGCCTGTCTGAACAAAGTTCTGTACAGATACATCGGCATCGGTATAGATCGAGCCCAAACGTCTCTTCAGGGTGTAGCCGGATGGCATTGTTGGTGAACTAAGATTGGTCGATGCAAGTGTTGCAGCAGAGACACCCTCGGCCTTTGAGATGGCGAATACATGATACCATGTTGCAGAGGTCACTGTCCCGGTATCGAGAGCGTTCGCACCGGTTGATGCCAAGCTAAGAGCGGTGGCGGATGCAAGGGTAATATCGTAGGTGTTGGTGTCAGATCGTGCCTGACCCGCAGCGATGGAGATTGCTGTTGCTGAAACAGGGGTCATACCGTAACCGCTGAGGTATGATCTGGGTGATCCAAACGATGTAAAACTCAGGGTCCCAGATCCGTTTGTCTTAAGAACCTGTCCGGCGATACCGTCATTACGTGGCAAGGTGTAAGTCACATTTGCTGTGACCGTGGCCGGGGCCTGTAGGGCGATGTAGTGGGAAGAGTCTGCGTCTGCGAATCTGACTTCGCTCTCAGACTTCATGGTGATGTTACTGGAGAACGTGGCCGCAACCATAGTGGATGAACCAGATACAACAAGGCCACCAGTGACAGAAAGAGTTCCTGAGACTGCCGTGGGGACTTTGATGTCAAGTTTGGAGGTTCCTACAGATACATTAACCACGTTTGATGTGGATCGGATACCGGGTGTTTCAACGTCACGTACCGAGACGCCATCACATACAACACCAATAGTCTGACCTTGTGGGATAATCTGTCCAGAGCCCGTGGCGGTCTTCATGTTAACGGTGAAAGAACCAGATGTGGAATTACGAATGTCGTAGCCTTTTGAAAGTGCAGGGATAATGACATTGACGTTGCTGGTCAAGGTTCCCGAGATATCTAGGAATGCACTACGTGCCTGATCAGAAGCACCGTTCGACTGCGTCAGAGTAACAGCAACAGATGATACCGTGATCGTGGTGTAGGCTGCGATAGAATCATCGACAAGATCAATGACGTTATCATTGAGCACGGTACCCCATGTATTGTCGTTTTGACCGGGGGTCTGTTTTTCTAGTCTAATTCTGGATGTGTATGATGACATGGGATTAGTTACTTCCTGTTAAAGTGTTAGGGCCACCGGCTGGACTTGCGGGCATGGCCATGCTGTCCCTGCGGGATCTACGGGCCTCGTTGTTCAGACCCTCAAGTTCTCGGAGATAGAAACTTTCCCACATGTTTGCAGCCGTTGGGTTCTTCATGAATAAGGTTGCCTCAACCATGGAACCGTAGTATAGGGCGTTTGAGCAGTACTGTGTGAAATAGTTTGTTTCTTGTGTTGACGAAGCTAAAGCGGTGGGTTCTACCACATACGAAATTTCAACGGGGTATGCTGATGCAGGAGCCGGTGCGATCAATAGCTCGTTACCGTAGTTTGCATAATATCTGGGTACCCCTACCGAGGTACGATCTGGCCAGTAATCATTCAGGTATTCTTTGGTCTTCATGACCAGATTAATCCGGGAGCCGTTGCTGGTGATCGTCAAGTTTTTTACAATCAATGCGTTAGGTGGCTTCTGGTAAACAGGGGTCGAGACGACAAAGTTTGTTGTGGCAAAACTTGTCAAGCCTAGTAAGTCTACGTCACGTGTCAGTCTATTTTCTGTGCGTGAGATAAAATTAGGGATAGAGTCAACAAACTCGGAACCTGTGTTTTCCGCAGTTTCCTGAATTTGGGTTGCAAGTGTTGAGTAAGTTGTTACAGGCATACGATGATCCTATCATAAATTATTAATATGGGCCAATTACTGCAAGGGCTAAGCGGCTATAGATTCCCATGTAGTGGATACGTCAGAAGTCAGGGTCCATGTGGTTGATGTCTGGGAAACCGTGGTCCAGCTAGTGGTTACATCAGGTACAGGAAACCAGAAGAAGATTTGCCCCACTTCAAATGTGCCTGTGACCCCGGTGATCGGGACATCTGTGTCAATCTTGAAACTGGGGGTGCCTACTGCAAATGTGCCGGTGACCCCTGATACATCAATGGCACGGCTAATTGCAGGTGTGACAGTGCCAACTGAGAATGTTCCTGTGAGTCCGGTGACAGGGACATCTGTGTCAATGGCTAACCCGGGGGTGCCCACTGCGAATGTGGCAGAGACACCTGATACATTGAGTTTTATTTCTGCACCAGCAATAATAGAACCTAGTTGAAAGGTTGCTGATACACCGGTGACCGGAACCGCTACATCAATCGTTCTGATTGATGATGAGAAAGGTATCTGGGAAAAGGGGGATTCAGAGAAAGCCACGGCTTACCTCCTACACTGGTTTCTTATTACGTTCGGTTTTTTTAAGAGCACGGTATTCTGCTAGACGTGTGGATAGTTGCTCTTCGGTAAGGATTTCGGTAAAAATTAGGTTGTCAATCAAGTCTTCCACGTCACGGGTCATAAGAGTGTCAGTCTCAAGCATGGCTTTTAACCACTCTTGCATGGGGGCCGCTGCTTCTTCCGCAGCTTTAGTTGCAGCATCTGCTGCTTCGATTGCGTCAGCCGCAGCTTCTTCTTCAGGCGTGAAAGGAACAATCTTTCCTTGGCCCGTCATACTATATCGAGTCATTAGACGATCCCCCAAACCTTGAACGATCCATTATTCATGGTGCCAGTGCTTAGCTGGAACCTGATGCCGTCAATTGCTGTGGCAACTAAGTTTCGCAATGCTCCCGTGCCATTTGCATGAGCCCTATTTCCTGTCCCAGCAACATTAGATACAAAAGACCAATGAATCCATGGGCCATCAATATTAGTGCCATCTGACAATCCATGATACAGAGAAGCCTTCAAATGGAACATCTCATTGTACTGAGCACTGCCTTTGTAGATTTGATTGCTGGCATTGGGGATATTGATAGCTGAGGTGCCGTTAGAAAAGCCTGCGGTAAAATTTTTGGCTGTGTTGGCGTAGTGGTAATCCGTCCCTCCGACTTCATAAGCCCCGCCTTGGCTCATCTGGCAGATGATGCGGCAACTTGTCGAGATGTACCCTGCCAGTTCGATATCAAAATAACTGTAGGTGCTCCAGTCCATGCCGTCAGCGTCTTCAAAAGTCACTGCTGATGGGGTTCCGGTTGACCAATCGTTATCGACTAGTAATACTCTTCCCGGTCCTGCCAGAGCTGTACCACCTTTGATAAAATTAGTCGCATAGACACTGGTTGCTGAGACAGTCGTGGCTGAGATCGAGGGTGTATGGATCTTCACAGTCGCATAGATATTAGATGCTGAGACGTTAGGAGCAATTACTTCCGAACCTGCTCTGACAATAGTAGCTGAGACAATAGGGGCAACAAGCTGAGATCCCGATCTTAGAAGGGTCGTGGCCGAGACAACGTCTGCATTAACATTACCTGACGCAGTCATATTAGTTGCTGAGACTGTCGTGGCTGAGATAGCCGGTGTATGGATCTTCGTAGCCACAAAGATATTAGTTGCTGAGACTGTCGTGGCTGAGATAGCCGGGGTATGGATCTTCGTCGTTGCGTGGATATTAGTTGCTGAGACTGTCGTGCCACTGATGGAACTTCCCCGGATGTTAGTTGCTGAGAGTGTAGGGGTATAGATTGACGTGGCTGAGAGTTCCGGGGTGTGTACCTTTGTGGTCGCATGGATATTCGTGGCGGAGATAGTTGTGGCAGAGAGAGCCACGGTGTGGATCTTTGTGGTTGCGGTAATGGTTGCAGCAATAATGTTCGTGGCCGACAGGGCTGGTGTGTGAATGTTCGACGTTGCCGTGATTGTTGCTGCAATGAAGTTCGTCACAGAGAGTGACGGGGTGTGAATCGAGGTAGCCGTGACCGTTCCTGCGATGATATTAGTCGCAGATAGGACTGGAGTATGAATCTTTGTGGACGCAAAGATATTTGTGGCAGAGACTGTCGTGGCCGAGATTGCCGGGGTATGAATCTTGGACGTTGCTGTGATTGTGGCAGCGATAAAGTTTGTCACGGAGAGTGAAGGAGTGTGAATCGAGGTGGCCGTGACTGTGCCCGCTGTGATGTTTGTTGCAGAGAGTGCCACGGTATGAATTTTTGTGGTCACCGTTACTGTGGCAGCGGTGATGTTCGTGGCCGACAAGGATGGGGTATGGATGTTCGAGGTGGCTGTTATGGTAGCAGCAATGATATTTGTTGCGCTTAAAGCCGGAGTGTGGATGTTCGACGTGGCAGTTACCGTGGCACCGGTCAGGTTTGTTGCTGAGACAGTCCCGGCAATACCTACGAGGTTACCCGAGGCATCTAGGTAGACAGATTTTCCGGCGGGGTATCCGCAGAAGACAACCTTGGTCCCTGCTGCAAGAGTGACCACAGACCCACTGTTCGAGGAAGCCAAGATCGTGTCTCGTGAAAGCACGGTGCCTAATGCGGTATAGGTACCGAGGCCCACTTCCCAGTCACCAGAGTTTGCGTCTGAGATTACATAGTATGTGGTATTGGCATTACCAATTTCAGAAAAAGTATCAAAGCCCGTATACGAACCACTGAGCGTAACAGAGCCCGTTCCTGTGGTTGTCGTA